ATTGTAGTACTGATAGTCTGGTAGTATTAGGCTAGGGTAGAGTTTTCCAAGGTAAGCCATAGTCCGGTTATAATATTCAGGTCCATAAAAATAAGCAAAGCTAGCAAAAGTCTTCATGTTACAAACGAGTTGTTCTTCGGGTGCAACATGTTTACTTTTGCGTACAAAGCAAAGCATAGAAATCATCGATCTCTGGGCGAGTAATGGTTTAAAAAACAAGCCTTCATGACGAAATCCTCTTTTCAGAAAGCTCATGTCTACCACCTTATTATAGGGGTCCAACTTGCCATCTTTCCTAGCAGAGGTTATCGTCATCGAACAGTACCGTCCATATGTCGCTATTACTGACTGGCGGTTCAGGTACTTGAGATAATCAACCTTGATCGAATCAAGCGCGTCATCTCCGTACAGCACAGTTTGCACTATGCTATCGTAGAAAGATACATCTCTATACTGCTCTGGTACGTTAACCAGAAACCAAATTAAGTGCATTATCATGTTACAGATTGTATTAAACAGAGCTGTCAACACATGTCCAGAAGGCATTCCCTTCAGTTTCCTGAAGAGTAACCAACCAGCCATAATGTACGAATGCACTAACTGGGTTATTAAATGAAGGCGAGCTTCATCATCGGCTGGTGTCCACTTGTTATCGTTCTTCTGATACCAAGCATTCACAGACTCACATGCCCAAAAGAGAAAAGTTCCCATGAGGTTCTTATCCCAATTGGGCGCGTCCATATCTATGCCGTAATCTGAGTTCGCCAATAGTTTATAGGTCATTTCGGACCATTCAAAAGACTCCGGGTTCATACCGACGCAGCTAAAGTGGTTTCCCACCGTGGAATGCATCATGTCGATCCAAGAGCCAAAGTATGCTCTGCAAGCTATCGTATATTCCATTGAAGCAATTTCAAACACACGCGCGAGTTTACCGGGTTTTAAGAGTTCGTCTTTCAACGACATTATCCAAATTTCTTGGTGTATGTGTTGTCTCCACGAATCTATATACTCCTGTACCCGCGCAGCTTCATCGTCACTTTTAAAGGTAACGATTCCTGTTGCCTCATTTACTTCCATAAACGTCTTTTTAGAACGCCCATGAAGTACATGCGGATATCCTGCAGAGGTGTTGAGATTCAAACGGTCGAGTTTTCCAACTCGATTTATCGCTTCTTCAACTGAGAGAACTTTTACATTCTCCCACTTCTTGTACTTGGAGGCCAAATATTTTAGCGAGGGCCCTTTGAACTGATCATCGATATTAACAAGATCACTTCCAAAGAGTCCAACTCCAACTAACAAGGGATCTACTCCCTCACTTTCCTTCTTGTTGCTAGGCACATTACTGTGCTCTTTAAAATGCTCAAGAAGGGGTGTAGGGCGGAATTCGGTCGATCTATCCACAAACTTGGGAACATCTACTTCGCCATGTATTTCAATGGCGAGGTTTTGCGCTTGAAACGCAAATTGTTCTGCTCGCTCAGTCATGCGGAAGGTTACTGGAGGGTCCAGTATCTTGACCGTTTGCTTATCACCCAAGACTCTGTTAAGCGTCTCTTGAGTTACAATCATACATCCTCCATGGGTGTCATTCCTTGATCCAAACACGTGTATTCCTACAAGTCGGCCTGCTGGCCAATTCTTGTGTACTAACACGGGTGACCCACAATCTCCAGGTCGCGTTGGTGAATCGTAGGTAAGTCCTGATGAGATGGTATATGCAATACTTCCTGAGGGATCTTCATAGTTAAGCGCTCTTGTGAGGGGTGCTACAGTGAAGTTTCTCTGGAATGGTAGGGGTTGCCCATTGTTAAGGGTATAGCCTACCATAATTGCATGGTCACCAGGACGTATAGTGCACAGTTGAGCCTCAGAGGCAAACAATCCACGACATGATCTCATTCCGGGAAGGGAGGTCTTAGAAAAGTCGTAAATAGCGCCATCAAGCGATTCTTGGCCTGCACTGTTCACTAAAAATTGGATCCTATTCCAATTCAAGTCAAGCGGATGGAGAACACCTTTAAATTGTACAGACAACTGATAAACTATCGTCTTTGTACTTTTCAAGGCTTTTCCATCATTTCCATAGAAAAAATGTTTCGGGAGAAGCATCTTATACTCGGTCACTGGTATGGCATTCACGTAATTTTTAAGTGACGTGACGCCAACAAATGACTTTTCAAAGTTCTTCTCGATCAAAGCAACCGGGAACATCCTCTCTAATAACAGTTCACTTTGTTCGGTGGCTGCTACATCTCCTCCTCCCTGGGTCATGAACGTGCGCGTTACTTCTTCATCATCTACTTCCGAATGAACGTAGTTTTTGTAAGCTTGGCGCACACGTTCTTGTTGGCCATAAAAGGGAGAATCCTGCATTTTTGAATGGTCGGTTATCACACCTTCCGTTCGATTTGCAGTTCGTCGCGCATTCCGTTGATCGAATACGCGGGATTCAGCTTGTTGTCTAACACGTGCTTTAGACTTTTGGTCCATAACACGTGATTCTATTATTCTATCTAATTTTATATTTTTGGCATTTCCTAAATATTCTTGTACACTATGATAGTCTGGATGATACTCGGGTAGACCTCGAAGATAGTTCAGCGATTCTCGTGCTAAACCAAAGTTCGAATAATGGCCATCGCTTTCACACTTTATAAGTGTGGCAATGGTTGGTTTCTCTCCTTTAAGTATATAATCCAAAATATTGATGTGGTCTTGAACTTGGGCAAGATATTGTTCGCCCTTGTCAAAGACTTTCATCGCCAACAAGTGCCAACTACTCCTACTATTGCGTAGGCTACAGTCAGTCCTTTATTAATCATATAATCCAAAGTCATTTTCTTATTAAAATATACATCTCTCAGTACTTCATAGGTTGTCATACCCATTACAAATACTGACGTGGTGTGTCCGATCCGATTCATAAGTCGTCCTCCTTGCAGGAGGGTATTTCCGAGTCCTTGGGCGAAATATTGACGTTTCCAATGCTCAACTTTTCTAAGGTTGGGTTTAATTTCGTCAATTTTCTCCTGGTTCTTTTCATGGTCTCGAAATTTACATACAAGAACTTCCATAAAATGGTTAAAGGTGAATTTCTCACTTCCTAGGACTTCTGTTAATCCTTTATCGGTGAGTTCATCCTTATAGAAACGAAAACGTAAGTGCGACAATTCTTCCGAAGTGTCATAAACACGTTTTCCGTCAACTACTGGGGCTACATTCTCAACCATCACTCTCATCGCTAAACGCGAAAAGAGTGCATCGGGAGAATTGATTTTCGTCGAAACTGCATCTTTGTTCATGCAGTTTGTAGCTCCAATAACCATTCTTGAAAGATTTAAGGTGCCTTTAACACCAATCAACTTATCAGTAAGCGATGCCATTGGGACAATAAAATGTTGTTTTGTCACCAAGGAAAAGAACTCTGCAGCATCTTCATAACTAGTGTCTTGTAAGAAATCGTCATAAACTGTTGCAAAAACTGAATCGTTAAATCCATCCCAATGGGGACAATTTGCTTGTCGCACATAGGCTAAGTCACCTTGATGGTTGGTGACTTCTGCCATATTCTGTACGATACGATTAATTAAGATCGTTTTTCCTACACGGGTTGAACCGTGCAAGAGTAAAGCAAATGGTGTCCTCCTCGGGGTATGATGTTGTCCGTATTGTAAAGCATAAAAATAAAGACGCGCAGCAATGGTATGGGATCGATGAAAATGATTCACCATATCTCTATTGCTCGCGTCAGCTACAACTAATATTCTGGAAAAGAAGCGCACATGGTCCCTAAGTATTTCTGCTTGGGTCATGGTAACTTCTCTACCAGCTTCATATTGAATCTGGCAGTTCATAAGTAATGTACAATATTCTTTAAATCGTTCATTCACTACATCCTTTGCGGGCATATAAGTAGCGAGAATTTCCTGTAAAAAGGCAGGCAACCTGGCATAAATCCAGGCCGCAAACTCCTTAGCACTAGCCAAACCATTTCTGATCTGGGTTAGTGTCTGAAAATTCTTGCCAACTTCTTGCCAAACGCGGCCTCCTGTCATTAATGACAGAAAGCTGCGTTCATCCACTCGGCCACGATTATCAAGGTGGCCGGCTTGTGTAACGAACTCTACTTCTGATTCTATCGGTTTCAGATGTGGTAGCAAAATCCTTATGAGTGAAGATACGCTGAAGCCAACTTTCGTTAGCAACGTCGTAAATCCATACATTCGATAATTTGCAGCATCATAGAGTAAGTTAAACAAGTGTCCTCCGATATCTGCTATCCCTTTAACAACGCCTCCTAATGAGGCGAAAGCTCGGGAAATAGCGTCACGTACAGTGGTTGTCATTTTCTCAGCTTGGTCATACACAGTCGTTTTCACTTCTTTTATGGTCTTCTTGGCGGTTTTTGCCGTCAAGTTCCAGTTATGAATAGTATTATTAAGAGTGAATGGCAATTTTAAGATA